CCTTCGTTGCCTTCTGTTAATATAGGAAATATTGCTAAAAGTTTAGGAATAACTTTATCTAGTTCTGCTGCTAAGGCTCTTGAATCTTCTTATAATTTTGAAGAACGTCTTGCTGAATATAGGGCCGCGTCTAACGTAGAAGAAGAAATTTTACCTGTTGGGATTTCTGAAGAAGGTAGGAAAATATTCAGTAATCTTAGAAAAATAGAGTCTGCTGAATCTTTAGGTGTTGCTCGTGAGATAGCTGGTGGTTTAACGTTACAAACAGCCGATGAGCTAGAGGCTTTATACGCTTCTAAAGTAAACGACACTTCTTACTCTGTTGAGAAAGACAGGATTAACAGAGAAAGAGAGGAGTTTTCTTATTTGAATCCCGGCACTGCTGTAGCTGCGGAAACTGCTGGTATTATTCCTTCAGCCTTTTTAAGCACGGCGTTATTAGCTAGAGCAGGCATTCTTAGTTTACCTAAGCAAGGAGCAATAGAAGCAGGAACGTATGGCTTTGCTTCAGGGGAGTCTCTAGAAGAACGTTTAATACTTGGTAGCACTAGCGCATTAGTAGGTGGCGGTGTTGGAAAAGTAATTGATTCTGTATTTAATCCTAATCTTGTAAGAACATCTACAAACCCAGAGACGTTACACACACAACAAGTTGATGCGTTGCAGGCTGCTGTGTCTGGACAAAAGATAGAAAGACCCACAGCTCAGTTAACAGACGATGCTCTTGTTGATCAATTAATTATCAGAGAGACTGAGTTTCTTGCTGACGCAGTAGGTAGACAAGGCACAAACCCTAACGCTTTAGGCAACACAATGCTTCGTCTAATGCGCTATGCAGAAGAAATGGGTGTTAGTGGTAAGCAAGCAGCTAAGGTTGTAGGTAAGAACAAAAGAGTTAAGCAGTTAATTAAAGACTCTAACAGAGGTTTTGACGATGTTACACAGCTTAATGCCTTTAGAGAAGACTTGTTAGACCTTGCTTCTGGTCGTCTTGCTATAGATAAAGGAAGAACAATACCGGAAGCACAAAGCAATATTGTTAAGTTTCGTCGTTTTGCATCACCCTTAGCTACCTTAGCAGAAACAGTCGTAGGTCCAGCGTTTTCTTCTCGTATTATCAGAGGAATGAACCGTGTGGTTCGTGGTCAGTCTGAGCTTGATGAAGTATGGAAAGGTATGGAAGGTCTTAGGAACTTAGCAGATGATGTTAAGTTTAATGACTTGATGTTAGATGCTGTTAACGCAACGAACATTGGAGCTAAAGCAGCAGCAAAATCTTTACAGGCCGCTAAGAAATATGCTGATGCTAAAATAGGCAAAGGTGCTGGCGAAAGACTGCAAAAGTTTTTTGATGACAATATGGAGTTTAACGGTCGTTATCGTAGAGAAGTAACAGCCGGTGTCTTGTCAGATGTTTGGTTACACTCTGCATTAAAGTATGTCGATGACGATGTTAGTTTACGTATTAACAGAGCAAGGGCAGCTGGGAAGGCAGAGGATACGGCTAGTAAGAAACGTAGTCGTAAGTCTATGGAAGAAGAGCGAGCAAAGCTAGACGGAGAGGAGCTAGAGTACGCTAACATCTTTGATTCTCATTGGCGTTGGCAGAGAGAAACTCTTACACGTATGGAGCTAGGTAAGCAACTAGGTTTTCGTACATCTGGTATGCCTACTGTGGCATTAGATGTTAAGAAGCTACCAAAGAGGCTTAGGAATAAAGTAAAGAAAGGTGAGATGACCGCCTTAGAAGCAACAGCCAAGCTTGAAAGCGATTCGTTTAAGTTGTTTGACGAAAAGATTATACGTGAAGCAATGAAGCGTGAAGGTCTTTCTGATCTACAAATTAGGAACGCAATAGAAATACTAGATGACCTAGGCGTTAACGCTAACAGGGGCATGTCTCAAGAGTTAGAAGTTGTCAGAAGCTTAGGGTATGTAGGTACTATTGCTAACCCTTACGGTGCGTTGATGAACGTACACGACTTATTCAACGCTGCTTTTGAGTTGGGTGTTGGTAACGTACTTAAGTCTGTCTTTAGTAAAAATAATGTACGTCTTTCTGCTGACGATGTTGGTCTAGCCAGACAGGTCTTTGGTGAATTTATTAGAAGGTCTACTAAAGGAGACAGCTCTATAACAGGAGTTAAGTTTTTAGAAAAACTAGCTAAGGGTAGTGAGGATCTACTTGAGTGGTCTATGAAAGCTTCTGGTTTTTCTGGTCTTGATAAGTTTGGTAAGACAAAGATCATGGGTGCTTCTTTTAACAAGGCACGGCAAGACATAGCTAACGGATCATTTGATAGTAAATGGACTAACACTTTTAGCAAGGCTGAGTTGGATCAGTTAAAAAGAGATATAGCCGCTGGTGATGTAAACAGTGAACTTGTCCGTGATCTTGTTATGTTTGACCTGTTTAGACTACAACCTATTAACCCGGCAGCGCAAACGTCAGCAGGTTTAAAGTCTCCTAACGCACGTATCTTTTACATGCTAAAAGGTTTTGCTGTCAAGCAGCTTGATCTAATGGAGCGTCGTATTCTTAGAGAGTGGCAACAAGGTAACAAGAAAGAAGCACTTACTAACGCAATGAAGTACCTAGTTATTTCTGGTGGTGGTTTCGGTGTTGTTAACGAAGGGCGGCAAGTGTTGAAAGGAGAAGTACCGAACCCTGAAGAAGCTGCTGTTGGTGCTTTGTATCAAATAGGCTCAGTACTTACTTTAGGTGCTATGGGTGCTAACGATTACGGCTACACCAAGTTTATGCAAGACCCTTTAAACGCTATGATGACTAATATATTCCCACCTATTAGTGCTACGTTACCAGCCGCTGTATTAAAAGATATGGGCGAAGCAGCAACTAAAGGAGACCCACTACCAGATGAAACAATATATGCTCTTCCAGTAGTGGGCAAGACCCTTAAAGGTGTGTTTGATTAAATCTCGCAGTTGTTACCAGTACAGGCTAACGTCTGTGACCCTTCAGTCATATCAGAGTTTTCAGAGATGTTCCACTCAATCGTCTCTGGAAACTCTTCCTTCAGCTTCTCATAAGTCTCTAAGTCAATAGGCTCATAAGGTGCTTGCTGATAGGTATGCTCTGAGTAGGGCAGGAATGAAACACCACTGATCTTATCGAA